ACTATGTTCGGAAACTAGGAGGATATAATTATGGCAAATACTACATTTTCGGGACCGGTAAGATCAGAAGCTGGTTTTCAAGTCGCGACTAAAAATACAACAACAGGTGCATTCACAACTAGAATGAGTTCAGGTATGCCTGACTTAACTGGTTTAGCAAAAGCAGACGTAGCAACAGGTGCTGGTTTTGCATTTGCAGCAGACACTATAACAATTGTAAACTACACAGGTGCAGCCGCAGCAAGCACTACATTACCTGCAGCAACAGCAGGAACAGTATGTGTTTACATGCAAGCAGTTGACACAACTGGTGGAACTAACACTCTAACTTTTGATGCAGCTGGAACTGATGTTTGGGCTACTGGTTCAGTTATTGAATCAAGATCAGGCGGAGAAGCAGATTTTGATATTTCTGCAGCAGGTGAAACTCAATTAGTTTTCACTGCCGCTAACGCAGCTACAAACCTTTTAACAACTGGAAGCATGATTGCTTTTATTTGTTATGAAACAGGCACATGGCATATAGCATCTAAAATGGGTGGCGCAGCAGACGCTACTACTGGTGCATTTGCATTTGCAGCGTAATAATTAATTAGTGTGGGGCTTCGGCCCCACATCTTAATTTTAAGGAGAAAATATGGATTCAGATCAAACAACGCTAAATAAAACTACAGGTGCAGCTTCTGTTTTAAGAGGAGCTAGAAGCAGAGTTACTTCTATTCAAGGTAGAGGTGAAGCAGGTTCTGTTTTACTTTTACATGATGTAGCTGATGCAAGTGATGCAGGTGCAGGTAATTTAAAAGCGACTTATAGATATGAGACAGAAGGATTAGAAGTTTACATTCCTGGTTCTGGTATTTTGTTTGAAAACGGAGTTTGTGCTACTTTAACACAAACTACTGGTTCAGACGGAAGCGTTACCATGACAATTACAGGAGCTTAGTAAATGGCTAATACTACCTCGGAAACAACTACTTTCGATAAAACATTTGCTATTGATGAAATAATAGAAGATGCTTTCGAACGTATAGGATTAAATTCTGTAGCAGGTTATCAATTAAAATCTGCAAGAAGATCTCTTAATATTCTATTTCAAGAATGGGGTAATAGAGGTATTCACTATTGGGAAATAGGAGAATTAGATCTAGACTTGGTAGAAGGACAAGCAGAATATAAATTTTTTAGAGCTAGTTCAGATGGTACAAGTGCTACATCAAACCCAAACGGTATCTATGGAATATCCGATGTCCTTGAAGCACAATTAAGAAACAATAGAACTCAAACAACTCAATCAGATAGTCCAATGACAAAAGTAGATAGATCTACTTATGCAGGTTTTTCTAATAAATTATCTAAAGGAACACCTAATCAATATTGGGTTCAAAGATTTATAGATCATGTAAGTATTAGTATTTATCCAACACCAGATGCAACTAGTGCTTCTAAAGATATGCATTTTTATTATATAAAAAGAATTCAAGATGTAGGAGATTATACAAATGCAACAGACGTACCTTTTAGATTTGTACCTTGTATGGTTGCTGGTTTAGCTTTTTATCTTGCACAAAAATATCAACCACAATTAGTACAACAAATGAAATTATACTATGAAGATGAACTTGCAAGAGCATTGCAAGAAGATGGTTCTGCTTCTAGTACATATATTACACCAAAAGCTTATTACCCAGGAACATAATGTCTAGATACGCAACAGGTAAATATGCAAAAGCAATATCAGATAGATCAGGTATGGAGTTTCCATATAGAGAAATGGTTAGAGAATGGAATGGTGCATTTGTTCACTTTACAGAATTTGAACCAAAGCAACCACAGTTAGAACCAAAACCAAATGGTGCTGATGGTGTTGCATTATTAAATACAAGAACTGATAGAAATGAACCACCGACTGCAATTCTTTTACCAAAAGACCCTTTTTCAGTTACAAATGGAAGTGCAACTTTAACTGTAAGTTTACTTAACCATACTTTAGAAGTTGGAGACTTTGTTTTATTTTATAACCCAGCTAGTAATGATCCTACTCAAAGTTTTAATTTAGGGTCTAACCTTTTTCCAATATTTGCAATATCAGATGCAATAACAGCTTCGGCAACTACAGCAGGATTTGATTCTAATACTAATTTCCCTGCAACAGGTTTTTATTTTATACAAAGTGCAACTTCTCCAAGTTCAACAAACCCTGAGTACGTTCCTGTGATTCAAAGAGAAGTTATACAGTACACTGGTAAATCTGGAGGACAAACTTTAACAGGTTTATCAAGGGGCACTAACGCACCTTTTAGAGGACAAACACCAGAAAGCACAACAGCAACTGCACATGCTATTTCTAATGTTTTTCCAGGGTTAGAAATACAATCAGTAACTACAAGAACTGAGAATACTGGAGCTATGCCGGCTACAAAAGTAGTTAATACAGGCTTCACTGTTACCTTGCCTTATAACGCAGTAGGTAATATAACAGGTGGTGGAGAAAACATTTATGTTAGCCCAATGATAAGAGGTATATTATGATAAGTTATATTTGGAATAAAATTAAAAATATATTTAAACCTGAAAAACAAGATCCACATCTTGTTATGTATGAAGAAGTAAAACCTAAACCGGATCCTTGTAGTAAACACATATATTACAGAAAAAGCTGCCCAGTTTGTAGAGAGTTAAGAAACGCAGGAGTTATTTAATGGCTGGATTAAGTGCATCAGGATTAAAAACTCAAATTAAAAGTTATACAGAAACAGACTCTAATGTTTTAACAGATGCTGTTTTAGAAAATATTATTTTAAATGCACAGTATAGAATATTTAGAGATATACCTATTGATGCTGATAGGAAACAACAGTTAGGTAATTTTGTTGCTGGACAAGAATCTATAAATGCTCCAGCAGGTTGTTTATTTATCAGAGGTATACAAGTTTATGATACAAACGGATCAGCTATTACAGGAGCTAACAGATGGCTAGAGAAAAAAGATATGTCTTATCTTCAAGAATATCAAGACGTAACAGGAACATCAGCAGCTCAAGGTCAACCTAAATACTATGCTTCATTTGGTGGTGCAACTGGAGAATCTGATACTACATCAGGTAGAATATTTGTATCTCCAACACCTAACACTACATATAGATTTAGAGTGCATTTTAATAAAATGCCTGATCTTTTAGAAAATAATGATACTAATTATATTAGTCTTAATTTTCCAAATGGTTTATTATATTGTTGTTTATCAGAAGCATATGGTTTTTTAAAAGGACCTATAGATATGTTGACACTATATGAAAATAAGTATAAACAAGAGGTACAGAAGTTTGCTAATGAGCAAGTTGGTCGAAGACGAAGAGATGACTACACAGATGGCGCTATTCGTATCCCAATAACTTCAGCAAACCCGTAGGAGAATAAATTATGGCTATATCATCAGCAATATGTTCAAGCTTCAAACAAGAGCTTTTACAAGGTAAACACAGTTTTGAATCTTCAGGTGGACACACTTTTAAGATAGCATTGTTTGATAGTGATGCTTCTTTAGGTGCTTCTACAACAGACTATTCAAGCTCAGAAGAAATTACAAACACATCAGGATCTGCATATTCAGCAGGTGGTGCAACTCTAACTAACACTGGAGTAGGTTTAACTAGCACAACTGCATTTACAGATTTTAGTGATGTAACATTTAACTCAGCTTCTTTTACAGCAAATGGAGCACTGATATACAATACAACAACAAACGGTGGTTCAGGAACAACTGATGCTGTATGTTCGATAGCTTTCGGTGGAGACAAGACAGCTAGTAATGGAACTTTTAAAATAGAATTTCCAGCAAATAATTCTTCAGCAGCAATAATCAGATTAGCATAGGGGGTCGACCATGTCGACGACTTCAGGATGGGGCAGGTTTACCTGGGGCCAAGCTTATTGGAATGAAGACACAACTTTT